TGCAAACGTTGACGTACGGGCTTAGAAACGGCCAAATATGACGTTCTGGTAGTTTATCATGTATATATGAAAAAGAACCGAAGTTGACTGTCGGCCCTTAAATTTAAAGAATTTACTGTATTATTTTATAGCTGCGGTATCAATTTTGATCTTTTTTTGAAATTGATAAAAAATTATTTGCTAAAATAAGTGATCAGCAAAACGATAAGCTGATTAGAAAGAACAGGTATTTAAAATTATGGCAACAACAAGACAATTTAACAAAGACGACGCATTTGGCAAGATTGCAGAAATAGCAGTCAAAAAATTATTAGAAAGTCGCGGGCATGCAGTTTGCGACATTAGCAAAAACTTTACAGCTGGTGATTTATTAATTGATGGTAATATTGTATTAGAAGTTAAGCACCAACGTATTATTAGCAGAAACAAATTATTTATTGAATTATTTAACCCAGATTTTGATTATGGTTGATTTTTCAAAGATGAAAAAGTTAATTGCTATTGCTTTTATTTAAACGATTTATTTATATTTATTGACAGAAACGATTTACACAATTATTTTATTACAAAGTTCCCAGAAGTATTTTCAGAAGATTATAATTATAAAAAAGATAAATTTGGATTTGCCTATGAAATAATTGATTTAAATGATTTAATTAATTATTTTGAAAAAAATAGATTACATTTACAAATAATTGATAATAGAAAGGAATTATTTTAATATGTTTGAAAAAGTTAACCCAGAACACCCAGATAAAATTGCAGACAGAATTGCTGGCGCAATTGTAGATTTAGCTTATACTAAAAATAAAACACCAAAAATTGCAGTTGAAGTATTAATTGGACATGGTAAATGTAGTATTATTGCTGAAACAAGCGAAACATTTAATATTGGCGAAATTGAAGATATTGTATTAAGAATTGCTGGTATTAAAGAAATTGATTATAAAGAAGTTAAACAAGATAAACATTTAGCTGATAATCAAGCAAAAGAAATCAGATGCGGTGATAATGGTATTTTCAAAGGAACGCCAACAACAACTGAACAGTATACATTAATTGGTATTGCAAAAGAAATATTTAAAAATTATAATACTGATGGAAAATATATAATTGATAATAAAAAATTAATTATATGTCAAAGCTTTGCAGATTCTGAAGATTTAAAGAAACATTATAAAGCAGTTGTTAACCCGCTTGGTAATTGAACTGGTGGTATTAATGTAGATACTGGTGCAACAAATAGAAAGCTTGGTTCTGATATGGGCGATGCTGTTACTGGTGGTGGTCTTCACGGTAAAGATTTAAGTAAAGCAGATGTTTCTGTTAATATATTCTGTTATTTATTAGCAAATAAAATTAATAAAGAAGTTAAATGTTGCTGCGCTATTGGCGATAAAAAAATATTTATATATAATAAATGATACAGTTATAAAACAATTGTTAAAACTGCTGAAAAATATATTAATAAACTTGGTGGTTTTGAAAAGCTTGCAGAATGGGGAATTATATGTTAAGCGGACAATATAAAACTAAAACTAAAGTTAAAGATGACGAATATTATACAACTTATGAATCTGCTTTAGAAATATTAACTTGATTTAAAGATAGATTTAAAGATAAAATAATTATTTGTCCGTGCGATACTGAAATAAGCAATATTTATAAAGTATTAAAAGAAAATAAAGAAAACTGAAATATTAAAGAAATTATATTATCTGATATAAGCAAACAAAGCTGTTTAGATATTGATTATACTAAATATGATTTAGTTATTACGAACCCACCGTTCAGCTTATCCACAAAATTTATTTTAAAATTAGTTGAAGATAAAGTAGATTTTATTAGTTGAACTTCAGTTGGCAGCGGAACTTGTAATTATATTAATAAATTATATGTTGCTTATATTGGACGAATTGGCAAACACAATATTTTTATTAGACCAGATGGAAGCATTAAACTTATAAATTGTCTTTTAGTATCAACATTTGATAATGCTTATTTACAGTTTCCAGATAACTACGATAAAATTAAACACATTGATAAACCAGTTGAAAAAACAAGTTTGTCAGATTATAATTTATATTTTACAAAAACTGGTATTAATAAAAATGAAGAATATATATATTTACCAATTTCAGTTATTGGCGACAGATGATTCAATGAACATTATGAATTTATAAAAAGTATTCACCCAAAGCCTGGGACTGGCGAATTTAGCAGAATTTTAGCAAAAAAGATAAAATAATATTGTATAATATAATGTAGAAATGAAAAAGTTGATCTTTTTTAAAATTTATCAAAAATAATTAGCTAAAATATATGATGCTGAATTAAGTATCGTTGATTACATATAATTATCAATCGATATACAGACCAGATGCAACAGATTATATTCTGCTGGACGATTGGCTAATAGCAAAAGCAATTTTATATGCAACGATGTTTAGTTATATCGGTTTTGCAGTTCCAACCAAAAACTGCACAAGTAAATTTGATTTCCCCCAACTGCTGGCCAGCAATGCGATCGCTGCTAGTTGCTGGTCGGTGGTCAAGGAAGGAATTATTATGAAAATTGAAGAAGTATTAAAAGAATTAGAAGCTGGTATTTATCAGCCGAAGTATAAGTTTTCAAAAGATTTTGAAGATTTATTTACGCCAGTAGTATTTACTGCAAACGATGGTAGAAGATTTTATAAGCTTGATGATCAGAAAGTAGTTATTAACACAAATGATTATAATAAGCAAATTGAAGAAGTTGCAAAGTTATGCAAGTTCGGACCGGGAACACCAAATAGAATTATATACAAAGAAGACAGTTATAAAGAAGGCACTTATTGCCATTATGAAATATTAGAAAATAATGATTTCAAAAGATATATTTTATATATAAATCACAAGTATATAGTTCAATTTAATAATTTTAAATTAGAATTAGAAAAGAACACAAATGAAATTAAAGTATTAAAAGATATAAAAACAGTTGGTCGTGATGCGATGACTGAAATAAATAATAGACTTAGAAACAGCGGAATTCTAAAAGAAGATGAAACACTGCAAGAACATTTAGTTGGTGTTGCTAAAAAATATCAATATGTTCTTAAATTATGTATTCCGAATCAAATTGGTTATATTAAGAATTCCAAGACTGAACAAATTATAGATCACTGTTATAAAGCTGACGTTAGTTCCGCTTTTCCAAGTCAATTACAAAAACCAATTCCAACGCTAAAGAAATGTGTTATTAATAAAATAAAAGAACCAACTGAAGAATATAAGTTTGTATTTAGTTATAAAAAGAACAGTAAGTATGGTAGATTACAAATATATAACGAACTTGATACAGATATTGATTTTGAAAATAAGTTTATGGCTGATGTTAAGTTTCAAACGATTAAATCACAAAGTCGCGAAGAAGCTTTAAAAAAAGTTGATTTTGAAGAAGAAGAAATATATATTGCTTGTAAAGAAGCAGATATTACATTAGCTGATGTTATGCAAGATTTATACAACGAAAAACTAAATGGAACAACTGAAGCTGAAATAAATAAAGCTAAAATGATAATGAATGCTTTTATTGGTTATTGCCAATTAAATAACAGACCTGGCTTAGCTTTTATATCTGCAGTAGTTATTGCAAGACAAAATCATGCAATGTTAGAACGCTGTAGATATTTAGAAGAAACTGGTAATCAAGTATTATATATTGCAACAGATTCAATTGTTTGGCGCGGTATTAAAAGCGATATATCAACTGATGATAAGTATCTTGGTTCGTTTACAAATGAATATGAAAACTGCAGATTTTATGGTATACAAGTTGGTAGTTATCAAATAGAAAAAGATGGTAAAGTAAAAACTTATTGCAGTTATTTAGATAATGATGAAAATAAAAAGAATTTAAAGTTTGGTCAATTACCAAGACCAAAGAATGGGGTGAAATTATGGCAAAAGTAAGTAAAATATATAAATTAAAATCAGTTAGTTCTAAAAATATTAAAGAATTATATGATATATACAGAAGCGAATATTCACGTGTTGTAAGCACTAAATATCGTATATTTGGTGGTAAAAATGTTTATGCAACACAAAAATCAGATTTTGATTTCTTAAATGAAAAACAATTAGAAACTGAAGTTAATATTGCTAAAAGTCAAGGTTTATATGGTAAAAGATTAGTAAGTTATGTTAAAAACTTAGTAAGAAGTAGTGTTAAATATACTTATAAACAAAATGCTTCTTTATTAGAAAACTTAAATAATATAATTAAAAAAGTATGGTCTGCAGCTGCTGGTAGATCAACTAAAGGTAAAGCAAGTTCTACTTATAGTTTATCAACTGCAAATATTTCGCCAGAAGAAGCTGGTTTATTAGAAATAATGATTAACCACGGTGGTGAAAATAATAATTATACTTCTTATTTATTACAGTTAGATGATGTTGCTGGTCAAAGTTATTATTTTAACCAAGTATATCAATATGTAAGACAGTATTTAGTTGATGAAGTAGACGAAATGTATAAAAGTTAATTATGAATCTTTATAATAAGCCACTTAAATATATTAATACAGATAATGTTCACTGAAACGGCAGCAAATTATTAAGTTTAACAAAGAAGTTTAATTTTGCGATATCTGGTCGTATTCCAGGTAAATCAACATTTTGCTTAAAAATGTTATATCGTGGTTGATATGAAAAAGGTATCAGATTTATTTATATAAAAAGATTAATAGCAGATATTACAACAAGCACAATTGATGATATAGCACGTGTTATAAATAAGTTCTTACCAGATGAAGAAAAGATTAAGTTCTTATATTCTAAAGGCGATTTAAAATCTGGTGTTTGCGATGTTTATTGTTACCCAGAAAAAGATTTAGTTAATATTTCAAACGTTGATGATGATCACTGAATGTTTAGAATATTAGCTTTATCAGTTCCACTTGTTCGTGTTAAAGGACAAATTATTCCGAATCTTGGCTGAATGTTCTTTGATGAATTCTGCGTATCTAAAAAACTTGGTGAAAAATATTTACCGTATGAAGCAGAAATATTTGGTCAATTCTATAGAACATTTTATCGTGAAGCTGATAATTTACGCTGCTTATTTTGCGGGAATCCATATAGCAAATATTCACCGTATACTGCTTGATTAAAGATGAACTTAAAAGATATTAAAATTGGTAATATATACAGCGGTGATAGCTGGTGTATTGAATATATTAAAATTACTGATGAACTAAAAGCTTGGGTATTAGAACACGATGCAATGATGGATGTTGAATCTGAAGAATTAGCAATGTTTAGTTTAGAAGGTCAAAGTATTGAAGATGAAAACTTGATTATTGTTGATAAGCAACCAGATTACAGCAGATTATTATATGTATTTAAAGTAAATGATATTAAGCTTGGTGTTTATAAAATGACAGTCACTGACCCAGAAAAAGAATGCAAATACTGAATAAATGTATTACCAAGCACTTATAATACAACAAGAAAAAGAATAGCTTGTTTCAATGCGTATGAATTATGCAGTCAAGCGTATATAATAAATAATATTGATAAAACAAGATTTGCAAGTTTAGTTAATGCTTATAGATTTTATCAAGTTTGTTATCAAAGCTTAGAAGCAAGCGCTTTAATGGAAGAAGTATTCCAAAATTTAATTTAGAAAGAAGATTACAAATGGCAACAGCGCAATTAAAATTTTATAAGATTAATTTTCAAAGCGATACAAACTGCTTAATTGATAATTTAGAAAGTTTCTTATCAAGCGGTAATGGCGGAACTGCTTTAGAATATGCAAATTTTCAATATATTAAGCCAGAACTTAATTTATCAATTAAAATTGCAGCAGATCAAGATGAAGTAAACGATTTCAATTATAATTACTGCAGAATTGTTAATAACGATAATGCAAATATATTTTATTTTAATATTGTTAAAACAAACTGAATTGCGCCAAATGTTATTAAAGTAGATTTAAAATTAGATACTGTTAATACACTTGGTAGATTATCAACTGATTACTGCAACCCAAGACAATTTACAAATAAAACAAAAATTACAAGACAGCACGAAGATAGATTTGTTAAAGAAACAAATATTACTTATCCGATTAATTTAAAAAGAAAAGTAAATATGATTGCTGAAGAAATATCACCAGTTAGCTGAATTAAAACAACAGATGAAATATTATATGATCCGCAAACAGAAGCAGCCGGTGAATTAAATAAAAAAGAAAATTATTATTTATTATATGCAACAAAAACTGTTGGTGAAGGCCAAAAAATGACAGTTTCTGTTATTGATGATAATGGTATATTGTTAGATGTAAATACAACAAGAACAAATGTTCCAGGTATTTATACAAGCGGTATTAAAGATGGAACAAACGAAGTAGCTTGAAGTGCAAGTAATGGTTTAATTTATATACACAATGCAACTGAACAAAGTAATTGTCAAATAAAAGTATATAATAAATTTTATCAATACTGAATGGAATTATCACCAGGTATGGAAGTGTTTACATTTGAAGGCGCTGTTGGTTTAACACCAACAACTTATGTTGTAGATGATATTATAATAAATGGTTATTCTGGTTTAACTTATGGTCATGTAACTTATCCAAAATATTCAGTATTACTTAGATGTCACAAAAAATTACTTGGTGGAACTTATGTAATTCCACTTATTCAAAATACTAAATTACAAGCACAGAAAACTTCAGATGGTTATCCAAGATATTGGTCTGGTAATTTATTAGATAAAAATAGCTGATTACAGATATCTGATGACAACCCGCTTTTAATTAACCCGATCACTGCAAGTTATTATGCTTATTATAGCGCTTATAATAATTGAATAGAAACGAATCACGTTACAGAATTATCTTATTACACAATGATAGTAAAAGGTTCAAGTGGTGGTTGAACATTTTTACAAAGATTACAAGAAATTGATTTATCTGATAGTAGAATTGTTAAAATTATAGCTTGTCCGTATTGTCCGATTAAAATGCAATGAACTGAAAATGGTATGATTATAATTGATAATGACTGGCAATATGTGACTGAAACTGCTGATGTAGATTATAAAAGTTTAAGATTTACTGGAACTGGAACACCGAAACTAAACAGGGAAGTTGCTGCAATAGCAGATATTTCAGATAATATTTTATATACAATTGAAGAACCAAGTTATACTGATTTAAAAGATTCAAAAATGGAATCTAAATTAAAAAATAGTCAGTTTAAAATGTGTTCAGTAAATTATGACAGCTTTAGTTCTTTAATTAAACCAGAAAGATTTTATAGTATATTTTCTGAAGACGGAAAATTAGCAATAGATTTTAAAATGTCAAATGGTTTATCAAGTAATTTTGTTTGCAATTTAAATTATGAAACTGTTGGTAAATATTATGAAGAAGAAAATTATGATGGTTTATTATTAGCAAATAGAAATAATGAAATTCCGCTTTTCACAAGCGCTTATAATGAATATGTTAGAAATGGTTATAATTATGATGTTAAGTCAAACGAACTAAAAAATAAGCAAGCTTCACAAGATATAATAATTAATACATTAAAGTCTGGCGCAACTGCTGCAATATTAGGTTCTTCTGCTGGTCCAGCTGGAACAATTGCTGGCGCTGCAATTGGCGCAACAACTGCTGCAATTAATTTAAGTCAACAAGCAGAAGCACAAAAATTAGCAATAACAAATAAGTTAGCGCAATTAGCGAACCAAGGTTTAGCTGTTAGTGGAACAAGTGATTTTGATTTATTAAATTATTATAATAAAAACAGATTACATTATACTGAATATGAACCAGAAAATAATTTTAAGCAAAGTATTTATAATTATTTTAATTTATATGGTTATGCAAATGGAACTGTTAATACACCAAATGTTGATTCAAGAATTTGGTATAATTTTATTCAATGTGAACCAGAATTATGTTATGAAGGAACAAAATTATTAAATAAAGATTGATTAGAAGATTTAAAAGCTAAATATAAAGAAGGCGTCACAGTATTTCACAGAAATGAAGTTTCAGAAGGTCAATTTATATGAAGATTAGATAGATCTTTTGAAAATTATGAAACTTGATTATTTAATTAGAAAGAAGATATTAAATGGCAAAGAAATTTATTAAAGCAGATATTGAACAAATAAGAAAAGATACAAAGAAGATGCTTGATGAAAGTTTCTTCAGATTATGAATGAACAGATACAATTTTCCGCAGCTAAATAGAAAGCAGAAAAGAATGATTATGAAAGAATTTTGAAATAACGGAACAATAAGTTGCGGTAAAATAAAACACTTAGAAGGACCAGAATCATTATTCTTCACAGGATGAATGACACAAAATTATGATTATATGTATGAACCAGAAATTATAAGATTTGTTAATACGCGCGGTGTAGCTTTTATACCAAAAGAAGAACAAGTAGTTAACGAAACTTGCGCGCTTGGTTGGGCGAACAGTTCAAGAAACCCAGTAAAAAGATCAGTAGAATATTTTGTTGATAGAATGGTTGAATGCGAACTAATATTACATAATAATTTATTAACAACACAAGTTCCGTTCTTAGTTAGTATATCACCAGCAGAAAAACTAAAAGCACAAGATTTAATTGATAAAATATTAAATTACGAACCAGTTATATTTACCGAAGGCGACATTAATGCAATACAAGCTTTGATGACAGGCGCACCGTGAATAGCTGATAAAATTAGAAGTATGTATTATGATTACCAAGCACAATGTTATACTGTATTAGGTATTGATAATACTAAGATGGACGGTAGTAATAAACAGTTCCAATTAACTGAAGAATTAGATGCAAATATTGCTGAAATTAATTTATATAAAACTGATATTGATAATACAGTTCAAGAATTCTTAGATGATATTGCTGAATTCAGTGGTATTACAATTACTAAAGAAGATAATTTACAGACTGCAGATAGCTTATATGATCAAGCAGATGATGAAGCTAAACAACCAAGTCAGAAAGAAGAACCAAATGAATAGATATTATTATAACTTAAATACATTAATTTCAGATTTATTAAGCGACCAATCAGTTATGCAAGAATTAGAAATTGGTAACCCAGTATTTATTGGTTTATTAAATGTTAAGTTAATTATGAAATTAGCACAGTTTGCTGCACCAGGTGCTTTAACAACAACTACTTTTGATAAAACAGAAATGAACAATTTATTATGCACTTATATATTTCCAAAATATAAAGATATGGCAGTTTGTTATGTTGATAAAGAAGACGGTGAACCAACAACTGCAGAAATTACAGCAGCTAAAAAGATATTTGTTAGACATTTACTAAATAATATTAGAACAACTTATGATGAATATAAATTATTAATTGATACATTTACTGCTGAAAAAGATAATTTAATGAACGCAATTAAAACACAGACTAAGTTTAATGATACACCACAGACAACAACAACTGCAGGTGTAGTTAGTTATAATGATACTTACAATTCAACTGTCACAACTAATTATAGTGACGGCGCTTCTAAGATTGCTAGAATAGCTGAAATCGAAGCACTAATTAAAGATTATTATGAAAAATGATGCAATACAGTATGTAAAGGATTATTTATTTATGAAGAATAGTATAATTGATATATTATCTACTGCATTGACAGCAGTTCAAACAAATGAAGTTATGGCAGTTATATGCTGTATACTAACATGTATTTCAATTTTATTAGGTATATTTATTAAAATATGAAATTGATACAGACAAGCTAAATCTGATGGTGTTATTAAGCCAGAAGAATTAGAAGAACTAAAAGACATTATTGATGATACAAAAAATAAATTAAAATAGAAAGAAGAAAAATATGTCAGATATTAAAGAAAATTTAAAGAACTTAATCGGCGAAGACACAAGCCGCGAAGTTATAGAAAAAATTGCGGTTATTTCAAATCAAGTTGATGAAATGATCGAACAGTCTGCTAAACAAGCAGCGGACTATAAAGAACTATTGAACGATTATGCCAAGTTAGTTAAAAGTTCAGTATTCCAAGTAGACAACCAGTCTAAAGTAGATGAAGGCACTAAAGAATTTAGCTTTGATTCTTTTGTAGCAACTTGGCAAGATAATAAAGCAAAAAAATTATAAAGGAAGTATTAGAAAAATGGCAAAAATTACATTAGAAGAATTAAAGACATTTGTTTCAAGTTATGTTGCAGAAGCTAAACAAGCAGGCGCATGGGCTTCTAATAATAAAGATTCAATTTCTGGATTAGTAGAAAAATGCGTCAAGACATTTCAATTAGACACTTATGGTTTTGAAGACAGATTACCAGAACTTAGTTCTGAAGCAATTCAAGGTTATTGGGAAGAATATTTCGGTTCTTTAGTTCCAGCAACTGGAAGAATTGATGATGGTAGTTCAGATGAATTAGCACCAAGCAGACCAGTATTCGATGAACCAGCTTATTCTTACCCACTTGTTGATGCAACAACTGGTAAATCAGGTATTAGATTTAAAACAACAGTAGACGATAATTATTTTGAAAGATATTTTAACAATGGCGATGAAGCTGGTTTAGTTAATTATATTATTAAGAAATTATATGACAGTTTCTACACATTTAAATATGATTCAAAAAGACAATTAATTGGCAATGCAATTAATAAAGCTTGTGACGCACAAGCTGGTGAAACTTATACAACAAATTCAACAATTATTAAATGTGGACACATTTATATTCAATCTTCAAAATATTATATTTCAAAGAAGAACTTTACAGCTGCAGTTAATAAAACTTTAGCAACACTAAAAACTGAAGGTGATGTTGTAGAAATTACACCAGAATTAAAGAAAGCAATTGCACAACCAGTAGATACAGCAACTGGCGAAGCTTTTATTAAGCAAATCAAAAATGATGTTGAAAGATTATCAGTTGGACCAAGTGAAGGAACTTCAATTTCAGGTTCAACAATTGGCGCAGTAAATACTGATTTAGTATTATTTGTTAAGCCAAACATTTTAGCAAGTTTAGATGTAGATACATTAGCTGGCGCTTTTAATGTTGATAAATTATCTTTACCAGCAAGAATAAAAGTATTACCAGATTTCGGCATCGTTGATGACAATGGCGTATTTGCAGTATTAGCAGATATTCGTGGTCTAAAGCTTGTTGATAATTACACTAAAGCAAATGCAACACCAGTAAACGGTAGTTTATACACAAATTATTTCTTACATTATGGCGCAACTGGTGTTATTTCAAAGCACACTGCAATTAAAGTATACACAAAGACTGGCGCTTAATCAGTAAAACGCGAAATTTAGCTATTTCTGGCTTCGTAGGGCAACATTTTGGCAGGGGGCATATACTTATTAGGGGGCCCCAGTAAAATGCGCGACGTGGGCCAAATATGGCGATATTTTAAATATCTGACAGCTTCTATGCTTCTGGCGGTTATAATTAGAAGCAACTATTTTAAGAAAGAAGATTAAAATATATGAAAAGAATGATTGATGAAAAAAAATTACAATTTGTTAAAGATGTTAAAGTAGATGGTGTATCAGTAGTTTCAAATGGAACTGCTTGGATTGCAGACATTATTACAAAACAAAGAATTAGTATTAATTCAGTAGATGCAACATCATTTAATGACACAGTTAGTACTACTGCTTTAGGTGGTATTTATACACACCAATGCTATTTTATACAAAGTGGTCAAGAATATATTATTACAATTCAAGCAACATCAAATAGTGCTTTTACTTCATTACAAAAAGTATTAGAATGGCTATCAATTGGAACATATACTGTTGCTGGAATTATGGCTGGAAATAAAGAAGGTATTATTTTTAAGACAAACCAATCTGACCAATACGATTTTGATTTATACATTATAGCTTAAGGTGGTGCTGAATATGCGTAGAATGTATTCAGAAGCACAAGTTAAAAAAATGATAATTGAAACATTATCAGAATTCGGTATTGAAATTAATAACAGTGGCGAATTAGAACTAAATGTTCCAGTTAGATTTGATGAAGCATTATATGTTAAAGAAGATACAGACGAACAAGTATTAGTTCCAAAGCCAACAAATGCTGATTTAGGTAAATTCTGTAAAGTCGGAACAACAGGTGTAGGCTGGTTCAATAATTAGGCGGTAGTATTATGAAATTAAGTATTGAACAATATAACGAAATATTTAAGAACTAAATAATAAAATTACAGGAACAACAATAATCTATAAACAATAAACCAAGGGCCGACAGTCAACTTCGGTTCTTTTTCATATATACATGATAAACTACCAGAACGTCATATTTGGCCGTTTCTAAGCCCGTACGTCAACGTTTGCA